TGACGACAAAGCCGATGGAGAAGAAAATATACTTTAACACCCCTCAACGCCTGACCCAGTTGATTGGGGCCAATACCACCGTCATCGTGGCGGGGCGACGAACCGGTAAGACGGATTCTATTGCCTCGCCATTTGTGCTGCGCAACATGCAACGCATGCCTGGCAGCACCGGCGGCATTGTGGTGCCCACCTACAAGCATGGTCTGACAAACACCATCCCCGGCCTGTTGGCGGCATGGAAACGCTGGGGCTTCGTGAACGGCATACACTACGTCATTGGGCGACGACCGCCTAAATCCTTCGGCAAGCCCATCATCGAGCCTGCTGAATATGAGCACGTCATCACCTTCTACAATGGTTCCTGCGCCATCATCATATCTCAGGACCGCCCTGGCTCCAGCAACTCGTTGACCCTTTCATGGCTCCTGATCGATGAGGCCAAGTTCATCGATTACGAGCGCCTCAAGGACGAGACGCTGCCTGCCAATGGTGGCATTAAGTCCTATTTCGGGCACCACTCTTTCAATCACTCAGTAATGATACTCAGTGATATGCCGCAGACGCAGAAAGGCTCGTGGTTCCTTCATTATCAGGACAAGATGGATGCTGACCTTATCGAGACGATCAAGGGCACCATCTATGAGATATGGAAGACCAAGGAGCGCATCCGACAGCTTAATACCAAAGGCGAACCCATGCCGAAATACCTGCGCAACTACCTCCGACAGTTGGACAGGAATCTCAACAAGATGCGCTCTGTAGCCGTCTATTACAAGGAGTACTCCTCGATCGAGAACCTGCAGCTGCTCGGCGAGTCGTACATCAAGCAGATGAAACGAGACCTCACGCCCAAGACATTCCAGACATCCATCCTTTGTCAACGCATCGGCATTGCCAAAGACGGATTCTATTCGTCAATGCGAGAGGCCCACAAGTATAATGCCAGCGACTTCGAGTACCTCGACAGCCTCGGCTATGACTTCAACGAAAGTCAGCTGGATTGCAGGGCAGATAAGGATCTCAACCCGTATGCTCCAATCTGTATCGGCATGGACTACAACGCCAACATCAATTGGATTGTGGCTGGCCAGCCGTCGGGACGCCGACTTAATGTGATCAAGTCCTTCTACACGAAGTTTGAGCGCAAAATCCCCGCATTGATTGACGACTTTTGCCGCTACTATGTCCATCATGAATGTAAAGTCGTGGTTTACTACTACGACAGTACTGCTCTTGGCGGCAACTATGCCGTGAACGAACAGGACTTCCACTGGGTGGTGTGCCATGAATTTGAGCGGCATGGCTGGCAAGTCGAGGACATCAACCTGGGAAACCCCATGCGGCATGATGAGAAGTACCTGCTCATCAACCAAGGCTTTGCCGGTAAACAACGGCTGATGCCGATGTTTAACCGCCAAAACAATGATGATCTCATCCTCGCTATCCAGACTGCTGGAGTCGTTCGCGGCCGCAACGGATTTCGCAAGGACAAAGGCGGCGAGAAACTCGCCGAAACCGAGGAAGATCTGCTGCAGCACCGCACGGATGGCACTGATGCTTTCGACACCCTCTACATCGGCTGCGAAAAGTTCCCGTACCGAGATTCCTTTGGCATCAACTCCAGTGGAGTGTTATAAATATAAGTGATTTAACATAAATTGCATTTGTGGGGCAACTTTTTGGCACAATCATAGAGTAATTTTGTGCCCATCAGATGGATTATGCTGCCTTGTGTCTTATGCTTTGTGACGAATCATACGCCACATGTAGCAGCGTTTATTAACCATCAAAATACTTATACATCATGATGTACTATGTATTTGTTCATCAGCCTTTTGCGACATTGATTTGCAGAGGGCTATTGCCTGCTGTTTTTACAGATCAGCAGTTTGAGTCTTTTCCGGTCAAGGCGTATATCTACGCACTTGATGAGTACAAACGGGCTGCCGACTATTCGTATGAGTGGCACCAAGAGTATGCGAATCAACGCACCTTCGGCAATATGCCGAAAGTTGAATCACTACCCTTTAATGCTCTCATCGGTACAGTGACAATCGTTGGGCCAACAGACATCCCAGGCCTTTACCTAATCAGGAACGCCCACGAGTTTATTGCTCCTATCGATTGGGAGTTTGATGAGATCCTGAAACACGAGGATTACATCGAACGCGTGAACACCAAGATGTTCATCCCTCGCATTCCACACTTCATTGACGAATGCAGTAATCTCATCGTACCTCTGAATCCTTTCATTCATGGAGTGGCCTCTTTTGGAGGTGGTTTCAACGTGGAACTCGTCGGCAGCTTTGCAAAACTCGTCCTTGACGAGAATGAAAAGCTCAAGCCTTTCACCAAATTCACCATTTGGCATGGCAACGATGGCATGAGCTTCGTTGTGGATGATGGGACTAAAGTTCTTTACGAACTAGTCCCCAACGGCAGCGACTTGAAGCGCTACCCCAGCCTCCTTACACCAGATGGTACAATCACACGCTCCAAGCTGTGTTTCTCGTGCCGCATCCCTCTGACTGATTGATTTTTCGGCTTGTAGTAAGCCAATCTGAAAAAAAATCATTACATTTGCCGTGTCATTCAACCGTGAGTGACAAGACATAGAGGGTAAATTAAGTTCATTATACCTCCTGTTCGTTGGAAATTTAGGACATTTCAAAATGACAGATAGGGATGTATGATGGCTCTTTGCTTTGCGTGAGCCACTACATCATCTGTCCGGTATGTCCTAAAACCGCCAACGTGATGTTTTCGGCTCACGTTCTTTTTGATTCCCGAAATTTTTAACTTTTTTCCATTTTATAGCGCCAAGATATGGCACTCGTCTTTATTATCTTTGCCGCGTGAATACATAGATAAATGTTATCATTTTCCTATTGTATGATGGGATTTTCGAGAAAAATGTTTATCTTTGCCCTCACTTATATAAGAACAAGTTCTTATATATCCAGCTATCGACCATATACATAAACGATTTATTACAGACTCCTTTGCAGTTATATGAGCTTTGGTCGGCTCGCTGGAACTACACTGGAGTTTGCCTTTGAGTATATACGAATAACACAATAGTATGGCAATACAACGAAAAAACAGCCCTTATAGCGCAGCATTAACTGGCTGTTCCTTCATGTTCTATGAAATGAACCGATGCTTACCTCTGCTTTTGTCAAGCGATGCCCACGCTTTGATGAAACAAGAGATTGAGGAAAACAAAATCCTCTTGGTTAATTCTCTTGTTTCTAGGCAAAGATTCGTGGCCGAATTTCAGCGCAGGTTCAATGCGGTACCTAGAAACTTCTGGATATGGTATCAAACACTTGAAGAAAAAGCGCAACGAGCTGCTCTATTCTATGTCATCATGAAAACCTATCGCCTGGTATTCGATTTCCACTTCAATGTAGTCGTAAAGAAATGGAGAATGGCAGAGCGAATCGTTACCAAGTCAGATATTCTTATGGAAATTAACGAAATCTCCGGCAAGGACGATTTTGTTGATAGCTGGTCTGACAAAACCAAGAACAAGTGTGCTGTCCAATTTATGACTTTTTTGCGTCAATCAGGACTGATGGACGAGAGAACCAACGAAATCCATCCGTTACAGCTCGAACCAGCAGATGTTGAATATTACTTTAACACTGGAGATGAGTGGTTCCTTGAAGCCGCACTTCTTTTCCCTGATGAAATAGAAACATTAAAATCACAGCTGCAATGAGAACAATGACTGTCGAAGAATTGTACGAATATCTTCGCTCACCTCAGTTTCTTGATGTGAACAGTGGAAACATTTTCTACAACTACTATCTGTATCAGTACCCAGCCGACACTGAGTACAAGATGCGGGAGCAGATTCACGAGTTCAAGAAGAGATTAGAGCGCCCCACAAGTTATGAGGACGCCCTGGTTCTTGACCTGTTCGAAGTGTTCTGTGATTATCTCCGTTCCGAGAAATTCGGAGAACAAACCCTTCTTGATGATACATTTGAGGAGGACAAATCAAATCCCGACACGGTCACCCAAGAGCTAACAGATGAAGCTAATTCAGATGCTTTCATCAGTTTTGTTCACGATCGTATAACTGAACACATCTCTGCACCTTCTGCTGATGACAAAAACAAGACACTAATTTTTGTCCATGGCATCGGCAAAATGTTCCCTTACCTAAGAACTAACGTGTTCCTGACACGCTACGAGAAATATAACGATCCCAACAGCTATAAGATAGTGCTGTTTTATCCTGGTCATCAAGAGAAAAACTCATTCTCTCTTTTCGACCGACTGGATGACGCACATACTTATAGGGCAATATTACTTGTAAACAAATAAACCACTAAGATATGATTTTCAAAGAATTATACGAGAAAGAGCTTACGCGTAAGGTCAACCCCGCTGTTTCGGCATCCGATCTTACAGACGACACCGTGATGACTGAGATTGTGGAGTACGTTTTCACAGAGGAAATCGTCATCAATCTCTTCAAAATCCTTACCAATATCAAAAAGAACCAAGGTAGCCATGTGGGTATTTGGATCAACGGATATTATGGCTCTGGTAAGTCACACTTCTTGAAGTACACCAGTTACTGCCTCTCGAAACGATACAGTGACTTGGCGTTCATCCGCTTGATTGAAGCGACCGAGGAAATCATCAAGAATGCCAATGGTTTAGGCAAACTAGATGACAATGGTGTCACTATTGGTGAACTCAAGTCCTTGCAGAATTGGTATGTCAACCAGGCTGAGGTGGAGATGGTAATGTTCAACATCGGTGACGTACACGATGTCAATGCTGATCAAGCAACGGCATTCACCACCATTTTCTGGAATCAGTTCAACGAGAAACGAGGCTTTAATTCTCGCAACCTTGCCTTGGCACAGCACCTGGAGAAGGCTCTTGCCGATGATGGCAAGTTTGAGGAGTTCAAGGAATATGTCCGCACAAAAGGCTACGACTGGGTAAAGCACATCACCCGCTTTGCCGCTGGCAAGCTCGATATGGCGCTGGAAATGGCAAAAACCGTTGACCCGGCTCTTGCTATTGATGTCATCCGTGAACGCATCGTCCACAACGACATCAATGTTTCAGTTGATGCTTTTGCCGACGAACTGAAGGAATACATTGATGCCAAAGGCAACCGTAACTTCCGTCTGTTGTTCTTCGTGGATGAGGTGAGCCAGTTCATCGGCACTCACCGCGACCTGATTTTGCAGTTGCAATCCCTAGTCAAGCGTCTCGAAGAAGTGTGCGAGTCGCGAGTATGGATTGCCTGTACCGCACAACAGACACTCGAAGAGGTGGTGACCGGCACAGGAGGCAGCACCACCAATCCCGAGGATGAGGTGGGCAAAATTTTGGGCCGTTTTGAGGTGAGGGCTTCGTTGCAGGGCACTTCTCCCGAGTACATTACCCAAAAGCGTATTCTCGAAAAGAAAGGTGAAGTAGAAGTCAAATTGTTTGAGCTCTATGAAAAGGATAAGGCAAAGCTTGATGCACAGTTTGTTCTGCCCACGTCTTATCAAACCTATCGTGATAAGCAGGAGTTTGCCAACTACTATCCTTTCGTTCCTTATCAGTTCAAGCTCATCATGCGAGTCCTTGACTCTTTCGTAAGCATGAACTATGTGGATCGCCAGGTTCGAGGCAACGAACGTTCGCTCATCAATATCACCCACTCTATAGCTAAAGAGACACAGAACATGGAAGTGGGTCGCTTCATCTCGTTCGATAAATTCTATGGAGCAATGTTCCAAGGCTCGCTGCAGCATTTAGGAAAACGTGCTTTTGACAATGCAGAACAAGCCCTGAGCATGATAACCGATCCTGTGAAGCAGGAAGCCTATCGTCGTGTGGTTTATGTGATGTTCATGCTCTGCAACCTCAGCGATACTGACAAGCAGACCTTCGCGGCAACGATCGATAATATCGTCACCCTGCTCATGGACAAGATCGACGAAAACAAGGCGGTCATCAAGCATGATGTTCAGACAATCATCGAGTTCTTGCTAAAGAATGCGGTCATTCGCAAGAAGAAGACTGATGCGGGCAATGAAGTCTATGAGTTCCTGTCAGAAGAAGAAGCCAAGGTCTTGCAGCTAATCAACAACCAGACCGTTGACAACAATACCTATTGCGACTACTTAAAGGACATCTTTTTCAAGTATCTTGGCAACCCGTCCAACAAGGTGAACTTTGCAACCCGCTCATTTAACGTGGGTGCATCGATCGACGGGAGAAACTACCTCAGCAACAACGCTGATGTGTTTGTCGATTTCGTCACCTCTGCAGACACGGACTCTCCTGACCAGTTCGCTTTCTCTACAAATAATACGTCGATGGGATCCCACCTCATCTTCTTCCTTTACCCGATGCTGAAGGAGAACAGCGAGCTTTTGCGAAACTTCC